TTACATCAGCATCAGTTAAAGTCACCAAGGCTGTGCAAACTATACATTCAGACTTTTTTGAAATGTATTCTTCCACCTCCTTGTTATTCCAATGCTTGATGACATCTTCAAGATATCCAACTGAATTGAGAAGATTCTTGTACGGCTTCAGTTGGAGTTCAAGCTCCTTACCAATCTTTTGTCTCTCTTCATCAACCATATTTGCATATTTTGTTTGGTTTTCCTTATATATTTCATTATCAAAATTCCAATACCAAGTTTCAGGAAGAATAATCCCAAGCTGTCCTGTGTATACTGTATAAGGCAAAACAATTGTCTGGCTGATATAAGCCTTTTTATATTTCATCAAAATTTGCATTTCATCTTGAGGAAAATGTTTTATCAGAATTTTCTTTTGAACATCTGCATATTCCTGAGCCATTTTTTGCAAAACAGCTTTCAAATCAAGACAATGATTGAGTGTGATAATCTGTTTCTTTGCGATGGCTAGCAAATCATCAATCATATACTTAGCCATCTTCTTTTTTCTTGGTGAAGCCATGGTGTTTCCTTTCATTTATTGCACATGTACAATGTTTTGTTGTAATTGTCTTGCTTCATGATTTTTTCAATGACATCAATGTCACCAATCACATCATCAAGCATAATCTGCCGCCAAGTTGCAAATCTTCCAAGTGAATAGATTTGCCTTTCGCGGCTTAAATTAAGAATGTTGTTTCTGCGGGCTGTATCATCCACAGGAATAATTTTGCCAAGTGGCTGAACAACCTTTGCAGGAATTGTAAATTCAGCATCTTTTATGCCAAAATATTCCCTTAAAATTGTTCCTGCTGAATTGAAATAAGGGTCTTTGCTAAGTAGAGCATCAATTGCTTCTTTTCTGCCCTCAAAAATTCCTTCATTGCCAGAAATGCTCAGCCGGTAAAATGGTGTGTTTTCATCCACATCATAAATGGTCTGATAAATATCCACAAATGGCTCTTCAATGAAAAAATTCACAGAACAGATTTCTTTGCATTCATACTTGGTGCTGTCAGCCAATCCGGAAATTTTCATATTAAGCGGCATTGGCAAAGTTGAAATTGCAACACCATCACTTGGCTTTTCAACTCTGTGATTGTATTCAATCTCAACACCCTCTGCCAATCTCTCAACAAAATCATGCGGGGCTATATAGCGAACCTCACCATGGAAATTTTCAATGCTGCGTTTGGCGACTGTTCCTGTGACTTTCTGGGAATAAAGGTTGTCAAATTTCAAATTGCTTTCGTTGTAAAGTTTGCCATCATGCCAGATAGCCTTTCGGATGCTAACTTTCTTAAATGGAATGCCAGTAGCAATTGACACTTTGTCTGTTCTAAATCTCAAAAGGGCTTTGTGATTATGAGGCAACTCTGATTTTGCTTCATAAACAATGGGGTTATGCTTTCTTAGAACATTGGCAGCAATAAGCCCTGCCATCCCAGCACCCCAAATTTGCAACCTATCTTGCACTGTACTCTCCTACAATTTTGTAAATGTTATCTGAATTGAAAATCTGCTTGAATTTGTATTGCTCTTTATTCAAGATTGACTCAATGTGATTAAGCATCTTTTTGCGGGCGTTTGTGGAATTAACAATTGAAGCATTCTCAGCCAAAAATGTTATCATCTCAAGACAGTCAGCAATTTTGATTGCGTCTTTCTCTTCTTGGTTAGGAACATACATTTCGTGAGCCATTGCCAAATCTTCTTCAATGCCATCAACAATCTTCTTAATCTCTGGATGCTCCCATTTTACGGTTGACGGGATATCACCTGTGAATATCTCATAAAAGTCATGCAGCAGGCAAGCCATAAGCATATGATAAGATATTGGCTTGTTATAGATGAAGCCAAGAATCATAGAAGCCCGCCATTGGTGCTGAGAATTTGTTTGCTTATTCTTAACACAAGTCATGGCATGATATCTTTGTACATCACCACTGTCAAGAATTGTTTTAATGTCTTCAATTTTCATATTGTTAATTCCTTTGCATTAAAAGATTGGAGGGCAGAGGGGTTGCCCTCCATTTTTGGCATTACATCGGGTCTGAATCACTTTCAGCATCAGATGCCATTTCAACAGGGTTGGCAACTTTAACATCACCACCAATAACAGCCTTGCGGAATTCACGAGCTGCCATATAAAGTTCAACCCCACCAATTTCAATTGTCGGTTTATAAGCAGCAATTGAAATACCAAACCAAGAACCATTGTCGTTGCTTTCCGGAACAGTGGTCAATTTGTATGCCATATAGAACATGGCAGGATTCATTGTACCTTTTCCATCCGGCTTCGGAATTTGCAACTGGTTGATAAGGGTGTTCCATCTGCGGGCTTTTTTAAGCTGAGATTTTGCCAAAGAAATTACAACCTGCTTTGTGGTCTTCTTTTCCTCATCCACAACCAAACCATAATATTCAGCAGTCGGAACAATCTCATTGCCATCAGCTGTGATGTGATTGCCTTTGTCATCAACTTCGCACGCTTTGTATTCTTCATCGCTGATGCCATGGTCAGCTACAAATCCACCACCAGCTGTGCGGGGCTTCCATTCAATGTGTGCTCTGCGGTATGAAACAGGAATGAACAACAGTCCTTCAGCACCATCTTTGATTTCATTTGAAATGTTATCAAAGAACATTCCTTCCTCAGCCCCTTGGATATATCCGCCGGAGCTTTTTTTGACCTGGTCAGAGCCAGACTGCAAAATGGAAATACGAGGGATGGCAAAGTCATCTTTGTTCATAAATTCAGTGCCAGCACCGGCGTCTTCCATCAGCATTGCATCAAGCTCTGCATTGGCAATTGGAGTTTCCTTTTTCAAAGCAACTTCTTTTTTCTCAGTCATTTTATTTTTCCTTTCAAAATATTAAACATTGTCAATTGTGTGTTAGCCAATCTTTCTTGGCTGTTTAATAACTGCCTTAAAACCTGTGTACACACTGAACAGGTCAAGTGGTACATTCGCACCACTGGCGAGTTTCTCCTTGATATATGAAGTCAAAGAAGCATTGTGAACAGTTGTGCTTCTGTCGTACTCCATACCAATCTCTTTGCAAAAGTCAACAAATTTCTCTGCGATTTCATCTTGTCCTTTGCCAAAATCAACAGAAATGTTGTTCTTGATAATAGCTTCACCACCGTTAGCTCGCATCCAATCTAATGCTCTGTGATTGCGGTCAATCAGTGCATCTCTCTCATCACCTTGTGCTTTAAGGATTGCACCACGGGAAGGCAGTGAAGCCTGAACAACATCTTTGATAGTGATTTCAGAACCATCACCAAGTGTGAATTTCTTTATGCCAAGCCCCGTCATCATATCTGGCAAAGTTACTGCTTCAATCTCTCTGTACTGTTTTTTCTTCTCTTCAATCTCAGCTTCCATTTCAGCAATTTCGCTTGCCAAATTAACCATCTCAGAAGCCTTTGTTTGCAAGTCTTTTAAGCTAACATCTTTGTCGGCATTTTCAGCATCAGATTGAAGTAAAGCATCAAAATCTTTCTTTTCCATATTATTTCTCCAGATTGAATTCAAGTGGCATATAAAATCCATCAGTCTTATTTCCATCAGAATCTCTTTTACGATTCCAATACAAGAATCTGACTTTATTAAAACCAAGCAAAGCCAAAGCAAAGCAAACACATTGCAAAGCAGTTGGGTCGCCTAAATTTGGCCAAAGAATAAAGTCATTTTCAGCATCAAACTCTTTAAGAGTGTTCATTGCTTCCCTCATATACCTTGTCGGCATTGAGCAGATTCTTTGGTCTGGTGTAAAAACTCTTTCCAGTCTGCCATATTCTGCAGCTTTGGAAAAGTCCGGCGTCCATCCATTCTTCGGCTTGGGCTCTTGAACTATATATACAACCATTTTGTTAATTCCTTTTCATTTTACATTATCATTGTATTTTATATTTTTGTAAAAGTAAAGCATTATTTTACAATAATCAACTTTTCTTTTGACCTTGTTGCAGCTGTGTAAAGCCAACGAGTTTGGTCAATTATTCCACCTCTAACAGCTGAACTTTGGTCCCAAACCATTGTAGCATCAAATTCTGAGCCTTGTGCCTTATGAGCAGTCAAGCAATATGCAAAGTCAAATGGATAAATGTCAGCCTTTAATGGCAGGCATTTCCAAATCCTGACAAAGTCTTGTTCAAATTTTTCAGAATCGTGATATTTCCAAAAATCCTTGTTCCAAAATTTGAATGAATTGAAAGAATGAACATTGCCAGTTGTCCTTTTAACATAGATTATAGAGAGACCAGCCAAGTCTTGAGAAATGTCAATATTTTTAACGGCTGAAAAAATCTCACCATTGAATGCCAAAATTTTTCCACCAAAACCGCCTGTTCTATCTCTGATGTTGCTCAATGAAATAACTGGCTCACCCTCATAAATCTTATTTTCTGTGAAGCCTAGTTTGGCACGAACTTTGGCATTGATTGTTCTGCGAAGATTGTTGTTATAACAGATGTGTGTATATTTATGAGAATTTTTTACAACCTCTTCATGGAATTTGTTGGCAACCAGTAAATGCTCACCATCTTCAAACTGCTTAAAATTTCTGCCACCCTCACGAATATGCGTTGCCAAATTTATGATTGGATTTTCCTTGGCAACACGATGCACTTCATCAAGGAAAATATCAGTCTTTGTTTCTGCAAAAACATCTTTTGATTTTATAGGCGGAAGCTGCATTCCATCACCAATCAAAACAACCTTATCAAACACACTTGTGATATCAGCCAGCTCCTGCTCTTTCAGCATAGATGCTTCATCAATGATAGCAATTTTGTTTTTCAGCTCTTCTGGATTAGCCACAAAATCAAATGCCAGCTCTTCACTCTCAATCACAGGGATTTTCTCACCATGGTCATCAAGAATTAAATTGCCGTCAGCATCTTTGTGATATTCCATCTTGCCATCATTCTTCTTAAATTTTAGGGTGTTTCTGGGAGAATACAAAATTGAGTGAAGTGTGCTGGCAGAAATTCCCTTGTCTCTCAAAACCTGTGCTGATTTATTTGTAGGCGTTAAAACAAGGCATTTTTTGCCAAGTTCTGCTGCAGCTTTTGACAGCACGAAGGATTTGCCTGTTCCGGCATATCCTTCAATCTTGCTGATACCCTCTTTGGCATTGCAAATTAAGTCATAAGCTGCTGCTTGTTTTTCTGTTAACATATTGTTAATTCCTTTTCATGTTGTGTTACATATTACATTGGCAGTGCATCATCAACAGGATTTCCACCTGGCTCTGAATTTTGCAGCCATTTTGTGAATGCTTGTTTCATTTCTTCCGGCGTTGCATTTTCATAATTTGAAACAACCTCAGGCACAATCCAAAGACGAACTCTTGAGCCATCTTCCAAATATACAGGCTTTTCGTATTGTTTAAAGCCAGCATCTTTCATAACTTCTGCCCACTTAAAATCAGAAAACTTCAAAAGATTCTGTGGAACTGATTTCGAAGCCTTTATGTGCCGAATTGAAACAACATCCATATTGAATGGGTGGGCTCTGTCTTCAGCTCTGCCAAAGATAAATTGTTCCAAGGCATTCCGGCTTGCCTCAATTGAAACAAGCTTCTGTTTTGTCATAGGGGCTGTCCCCTTTGGATTGAATTTGTCAAGTTTGATTTTCTTAAAGTAATTCATAAGAACTCCTGCGCAATCTGGTGAATCTAAAAATTCATAAAGTTTCTGATAATACTCATCTGTGTTTCTTTCAACCGGAACTTGAATAATGCAATAACGCTTATCATATTGGTCAACCAGCAAAGCATCTTCATGGTTTGTTGTCATCAAGATGTTGTATCTATTCGGCATGGTATAGCTTCTGCCACCAGGCAAGCGAACCATTGTTGTTGGCTCTGTGATAAAAGGCTTCATCTTATTCATCAACTCAATACGGTCGGAATGCTTAATTTCCTCCACGATTACAAGTTGAGCCTGCTCTTGCCAATCTGTGTAAATTTCGTGCAGTCTTTCATTGCTTGGTGATTTTACATTATCCTCACCAAGAACTTTCCGCATGAAATGTCCAATTGTAGATTTACCAGTTTGCTGATGTTTACCACATAGCACAACAGACCATCTTATTTTAACACCTGGATTTTGGACTTGATAAGCCAGCCATTCAATCAGAATCTGTCTTTCTTGTTCATCTGGCACCAAGAACTTGAGGTGATTTTCAAAGATGCTGGCATCTCCGTCAATAGGCTCAACACACGGATTCACCCAAGTGTTTATTTTTCGCAAGCCATCTTCTTCAATCAGAAGTTCTTGACCAGGTGCAAAAGTTGGACAGTCAACAATATCAATGACAGATTCAGTCACCATTTCATCAACCAAGCTATCTTTTGGCAGTTTCAGCTTTTTTGCAAGTTGACTCTTGTCCAATCTCTGCTTCAATCCTGCATCTGTATATTCCTTTGTTGATATGATATGAATCCAGCCAAATCCTGCCTTTTTGAGAAGCATTTTGACTTCATCATCTGACATTCTTCTGATAAAGGATTCACCCTTTGCAAACAGAATGTCGTCAAGCCCTTTGTAATTCTCATCCCAAGTTTCAATCTCAACATCAAGCCCTAAATCCTTAACAAGCTTGTGAAGCTCAGCAATCATCTTATAAGTTGCCGCACTGTCTTCACTGTCAAGAGCAATTTTGACTGTACTCACTTCAAGTTCAAGTAACACACTCTTCAAGTCTTGCGGGGCGGTATTTACACCATTCAGTCCCAATGTATAATAATTGCCAAGGGCTGTTGCAATATCAGCTTTCAATGGTCCTTCGGTTATGCGAATAACTGAACCACAATTTTTCGGCTTGCCATCCTTAACATTCACCACAGGACAGTGGGCTGTCGGGAATGCCTTTCCACCCTCTGTTTTATTACCAGAAGAGCAAAGCAAATATTTCCGATTGTTAATTGCCTTGCGGGGGCGATTCAAGATGTAATTTATATTGCCACCAATATCTCTGATAGGAATGAGCATCCCAGTCTGGGCGTTAAAAGCCCTTAATCCATTCGCATTGATGAAAAAACCAGGATGCCCTGTCAGATTATAACTTGAATCAATTTTGGACACAGCTTTCGCTGATTGTGTATTCTTGCCATTCTGCCAAGTCTTATATCCAGCCTGAGTAAAAAATTTCTGCTTCATGCCTCTTTTTGTTAATTCTTCAATTTCCTGAGCATCTAAATTCAGATTATTCAAGAAATTTTCATTTATTTCTGTTGCCAGCGATTTTCTATCAGTCTTGAAATAAGTATTTGATGACATTATTGCCTCTTGAATTTTGGTGATGCATTATAAAAATATATTTAACAATTCAAAATTAAAAGGGCTTTTATTTGTCCGTCAAAACATTCTTGTATTTCGGCAAATCTCTACTTTTGTACACCAATTCAAGAGATTCATCATCCACAGATACAAATCCGTGATTCCAGTCCCAAGCCAAATCTTTATTTCTTCCGCCTTTTGCCAAAAAGTCTTCATAAGAAATTCCCTCATCACCAGCAGCCATGATAAGCTCAAATGACTTGTATCCCCATGTTCCTTCACGACGAGGATTTGCATTCATATTTGACTTGATAATGCCACCCTCAAATTGAGATTTTTTCCCAGAGTGCTGAGGCTTTGAAGCCTTTTTGTCACCTTTGTTTTCATCAATCATTTTGAACAATTCTCCAATACCATAACCAAGGGTTGCTCTGTCACGAAAAGCCAGAACTGCAGCCAAAGTTCTTTCAACAGCCGTTTTGTGGTCTTTGAATTTAACAATCTTCTTGTTCTCAGGAACAGTTGTATTGTAAAGTTCGGCTAATTTTGCACCAGTCATTGTTTCCAATACCAGTTCGATTTCTTTTGCTACATTGTTTGTCATTGTTTATTCCTTTCCATAAAATTAAGTTAATTTGTTCTTACATTATTTAACATATCTCTAAAATGAACAAAAGTCAACAATTATTTTACAACTTTTCAAATATTTTTTCAAAATTTGTCTTAATTGCTTGAATTTCAACAATTATTTTTTTGTTCATCTGATAGTAAATAAACCGATTTTGCTTCCTTGCAGTCAAAATTCCTGCATTTTTCATCTGAGAAAGAAGATGTGACAGAGCTGAATTTTTCAAGCCAATAATCTTGCAAATCTCAGTTGGTGTTCTTTCTTTGCCGTCAGCCATCACTCTAATGATTTTGAATTTGGCACCTGAAACGGCGTATGTTATCATCTTTTCTTTATCCATGTTCTTTACTCCTTATTGCAAAATGTCTTCTTTCTCAACCAGAAATCCATTGTTAATGGCAATGGCTCTTCCATATATCTTATTGTGGCAGACTGGGCATTCAATTATATCATCCCTGTCAACTGGTGAAAACAAATTGTCGCAGCTCGGGCAATACCCAATCTCATGCAGACAGAAATCTGCCATCTCAACTCTGTCAAGACAAAGAATTTTGCATAGTTTCCCCATTTTATCTTTCGTCTCCAGAGCCATGCATTTTACCTCTTGCCATTCTGTCAAGCAATTTGCTTGTGTTAGCCTGCAAAACACTTTCTGTAGTGAAGCCAAGAGAATTGCTCAAATCTGTAAAGCTATTCAGAATGCTTCTCATTGCAATTCTTTCTTTGTGCTTGTTTCCCTCAGCCATTCCATTGACCATCATGCCAATCTTAGAAGAAATTGACATGATAACCTGCTGAGGCTTCTTGTTTGTCTGAAGATTGTCAGGCTTAAACTGCTGCTGATTGAAATCAATTGACTTCCGCAAATACCCAAGATGTGTTATGTACCACCCCCAATCACCAAGCTCCTTTTTTAATCCTGCTTGTTTTTCCTGCTCAGGAACATCATCTCTATGAGCTTTCTTAAGTTTCCCTGTTATTTCTCCAAATTCCTCTAGAAAACCATAAAAACACTGTTCCTGTGTACCTTTTCTGTCCCAAGTTTTCAGGACAACATTTTCCAAATAATTTTTAGGCGTCATTTTTATTCTCCAATTCTTCTGAAATTCTAAACTTTTCGCCAGCTGCCAAACCACTCTTGGTTGCCTCAGGGTCTATGTTGTCTGACAAATTCCTTTTTGCTTTGTAGATTTTTTCAACACCAAAATCTTTCATGAAATCCTCTTTCAAATTCTCTCTGTTCAGAACAACCAAGTCTGTGCCGGTTGACTTCTGGCAATTTTGCTGGCGGGCTTCTATGAAGCCAAGCAATCTTTCAATCACTTTTGAGCAATATCCATTCCGGAATGAATTTGTCATCACCAAGCTATTGCTGCCGAGTCTTTTGCTGGCAAGATAATTCGCTGAATGCTTAAATTTCTGGACTTCAATCTCCATCTCAAATTCAAATCTCTTTGCCATATCAATTGCCAAGTTGACAAATTCACCATCACCGAATATAATCATCTTTTTCCCTTGTGCAAAGGATATGCAGCCAAAATATTCAGCAATCAGATTTATAACACCATTGAACAAATAAAATGGATATTTCTTTTTTGGTGTGAAATATTCGTGTATGTTGCTGCTCTTGCTCTTGAGCTGATATTTTTCTATCTGATATTTCTCAATCAGCATGTTTGCCTTTTCCAAAGCAATCTTCTCTTCGGCTTCGGTTGCGCCATTACTTTGGTTAACTTCAAGCAGCTTTTTGACTTGCTCTATTATTTTGCTTTTATCCAGCATCTTTCAAATCTTTCAAAATGTTCTTGTCAACAAGAGAGTTTATATCAATTTCATCAAAATCCTCATCCACAGTGCAGTTGTCTAAATCAAGAATTGAATCATCTAAAAATTCATCAATCTCATCTTCTGCGGGCTTTCTGATTTTGACGGGCTTCTTCATATCACTCTCCAAATAACCTCTTAAAAAATAATGTTACAGAATCTTTATTCTTTATGTCGGCAGCAAATTCTGGATGAAAATCTTTCAGTGTAAAGTCACTAATGGCTGAACCAGAATGAGCATATATTTTGTCACCACAATACACAACAACATAACTCTTGCCACCACTTGCTGTGTACTTTTTATGCCATATGGGCTGCTGTGGCTGAAATATCGGCTTTTCGTATATGCTCTTGACTGATTTCAGCTCAACCCAGATTGCCTCACCATTCTTATCAAGACAAAATACATCAGGCGTTCCTTGATTGACTCTGTTTTCAACACGCTCGCAATATTTTGCGTGTAGCTGAAACAGCGGACGAAATTTTTCCCAAAAAGCCTTTTCTTTCATCACTATCTCCTGCAATCAGGCTTTCCATCAGGAAGCAAAACAGGCTGAATGTAAACATACACTGGTGATACTGTGTCTTTTCTGGTTGCCAGATATTTACATCCAGTTTCAGAGTCAGTCAGCAAGATTATGCCTGCAATTCCTGAACTTTCTGCTTTGAATCTTGGCTCAGCAGAGAATGCAAGCCCGCCAAAAAGCATGATGAAAATGAAAACAAGAACAAAGATTGTAAAAAATTTCTTCATTGTTCATTCCTTTCCATATTTTACCAATTACTTAAATTATAATTGTTTATCTGCCAAAAGTAAACAATTTACATAAATTTTTCTTTGGCTAAATTCCGGAAGAATTCAACCAGTTGCTCTGTCAGCCCTGAATCTGTGATAATTTCAGCAAACCAGCCTTTGTCATCACGACACAGGTCTTCACGAGCTATCTGCTCTCTCTCAGAGAGAGGAACATTGACAGTGTGATATCTGTCATCATACTTGTCATAAATGACTGCTTTGTCTTCTTCTGAAACAAAATTATCTTTTGTTCTTTCAAATTCCTCAAAGAATTTTGCCAAAATAGGCTTAAATTCATCAATGCCAGAAATAACATCCAACAGGCTTTTCTTTTGCTTTTCACAAGGCAAACAAGCCCCGTCATTCTTTTCATCAATGAAAGTCATTTTGTTCCCTCCACAGGGTTGAATTGTCTATCAGCAATGAATTTCAGCATCATCTTAATATGCATCGCATCTTTTTCTCCAACGCCTATGCCAAGACTATCTGAAAAACCAGTGCATTTTCCATGCTCAATAAAACCTGCTGATGTTGGTGTTTTATTTATCCCATCAGCAACTGCTTTGTGCTCAATTGTATCAGGGAAAATCACAGGGAAAAAATTGTCAAATATAACATACTTCATGTCTGCCACTCCCTAACGATAAAGATGATAATGGCAAGTTTCATATGAGTGTGTCTGCTGGCATTGTTTCATAGCCTCGTCATCAGTACAGCTGCAAACCAAAATTGCAATCAGAGCCAAAAGAAGAAAAATTTTATTCATGATGTTCATTCCTTTCCATAAATTGTTTATATTATCATTGTAACATATTGCAAAATAAAAGTCAACAACTATTTTACATAAATGTAAACTTTTTTGCCATTTTTTCTCTTTCCTTCAAAATTTTCTTCCAAATCTTATCTCTTTTCTTCAAGTTTTTTGCACGAGCAATTTCTTTTTCTCTTCTGGATTTTGCTGATTTTTTAGCATTATTTGCCAGCTTCTTTTTCCATCTGACTGTGAATTTGCTTTCTTTTTCAGCATTTAGCAAGAATTTTCTGGCAAAACTCATATCTGAAATCAAATAGAATTTGAATGTCATTGGGTGGCTCTTGACAAATGCCAAATATTCTTCCGGGAACATAAATGGCTGAGCCAAAATCTCTTTCCGGCTCAATGGAAAAATGAACTGGTGATTTTCAAGGTCTTGTTTATTGATGTTATTAAGAGTTGCACCACTCATTATCCCGCCTTTGCGAAAACACATCAGGTATGCTGCCCAATGCCTTGGTGTCATTTTATACACTCGCCCAATGATGCTGGCTCTTATCATCTCACCATCTTTGAATGGTCCACGGAATGTTGGGAATTTTTCCATCGCTTATAATTCCTATAATAAACATCACCAATATGTTTCCTGATATTGCTCAGCCATTTGCTTTTCTTTCTGACTTCTGCTTTGAGGTCTTTGATGATTTTTTCTTTGCTTTTCAAATCAATAATCATTTCAGCCTGAATTTTGTTCATCTCCTTGATTTCATTGTTAAGCCTTTCAATTTCAAACAAATAAAACAGATTATCTTTTTCACTCATTATTATGCCTTTCTCAAAACACATTCATAATGCCTTGGCAAATATTTGCCAAAAACTCCAACCACTTCTTCAGTTGGCTCTCCATAGCAGGCATATTTTCTTGCGATATACTTGCCATCTGGCAAATCTATAAACCCAAAATCATCAGGATATAATGGAAATTTGACACGTCTGATTACACCATTGACCACAATCCAGACTCTTTCTGTTTCGTTTTTGTGCATCTTTTCTGAAGCTGCCTTTTCTATCTCATGCGGTAAAGCCATACCATAACTGCTCAAATAATTCAAAATCATCATGGCAATGTATTGATTGAAATTGTATATGCCTGCTGCAGCAATGTAACAATCAGCCGTTTCATATTCATCTAATGGAGATGCCAAATGCTCATCCATTTCCTCTGTGAATTTCAGAAGCTGATTTTCTATGTTGGCTCCTTTGAACAACTTTTTGTGCCGTTCAGCCATAGCCTTAAACTTGCCAAAATCAAAGCCATTTTTCCAAATTTCAAATATGTTTTCCTGTTTCATTTTCGCTAATTCCTAACTTTTTTCTCAATTTCTGAATTGCAAGCAATTCTATTTGTCTGATTCTCTCCTTGCTCAAAGAATACTTTTTGCCAAGCTGGCTCAATGACTTATCATCACATCTTCCGTACAATATGTCATAAGTCCTTTCTGGCAACTCTTTCTGTGCCAGCTTTTTAAGCTGCTTCCCGCAAATGGCTCTGTCAAAATCTTGAGACTTTTCTTGTAGTTGATATTCACATTCCGGATTGTCAATGTTAACATAGCTGAAATTATGATAATCATCAATTGCTTTCTTTGTCACCTCAGATAATTCTGCACTTTCAAAAACAAGATAATTGGTGCAAGGTCTCACAAGATTGACATTTCGCAAAACATATTGACCAAGATGACAATGCAACCAATATTCAAGATAAACACCAAAGCTCGCACCCTTTTCAGCATTGAAATATTTGACAGCATTCATGATGGCGAATATTGCTTCCTGCTGCAAATCTTCATTGTCAATTCTGCTCCAATAATACCGGCGAATCCATTTCTGAATGAGGGGTTGAAACAACTCATTCAATTTCATGATATCTTTCTTTTTAACATAATCAATAATTTCCATTGCTTTATGCTTCCTGCACACTGTCAAATTTCCACATAAATTCTACACCATCTGGTGCTTTGAACTCATCATTCAGCAGATGTGTCACCAAAACATATATTTTCTTCGGCTTAAATTCCCGCACCTTTTCAATTGCAGCAAGCATGGTCTTGCCAGAATCAATCATATCATCTACAATGATGCAAATTCTATTTTGGTATTGTTCATTGTTTGCATAGTTTCCAGCACAAGAAATTTCAATGCCATTTTCTGTTCTTTCCTTGCAAAATTGTATATGCTTACAATACAACGGATTGCTTGGCAAATTATGCGATAATACAGTCCAAGTTTGCCAAGCCCTATCAACTGCACCTGAGTCTGGTGCAAAAACAAGAAATTTGTCATTGTTGTGTATTCTGCTTATCTTGGTGATTTCTTCCTGCCAAAGCTCTGAAAATTTTATGTTTCTGAACTTTATACCATGGAAAATATTGCTTTTTATATTCAGATGAAAATCTGATGTGCAGACCTCATCAATTTCTGCAGCCTTAAGCATTTTGAAAAATGTTGACAAAATGTCTTTTCTGCATCCATATTCTTTTTCTGGCTTATTAGCACGCCCGAATGGCAAATATGGACAAACAAGTTTTACATTGCTGAAGCCAACAGCTTTAAGCTCATTAGCAATGTGGCTCAGAATAATTTCTGACCATTTCATGTTGAAATAAAAATATATTTCAATGCTTTTGCTCAAGTGAATGCAAAAATCATGCAATTTTTCTCTTGGCAAGTTGATTTTAAATTCACCATTTCTGTGATATAAAACAGTTGCAACACATCTGTGTCCATCTACATCAAGAACTATGTTATTCATTCACAATATCCTCCTTAGGCTTATTTTCCCATGTGTATTCCTGTGAATTGAATTGCATATGAATTTCAAATTTCATTTGCATTTTCATTCCATTCTACAAATTTTCTTACAATGTTCTTTGCATCAGAAAAAGTTTTTTGGCAAGCGATTGGATTGACTGCTCCTAATCCAAATCTTGAACAAGCTATGTTCCAACTGTCTTTTCTTGATGTTTTATAGATAAAACCACTGTAAGTTCCATCCAAATAAATATTCCACTCAGAAAACCAAACTTTCTGCTCTTTATTTTTGGCAAATTCAACTTTCATCAGTTGCTACTCCTTATCTCTCTGATTTTAGCCAAAGCCTTTTCAATTCTTATTTCTGGCTCGATTGTTTCTGAAGTCAATATGCACTCAAGGCTATACAAACAAGTCTTGACCACATCAATGCTCTCTTGCTTTTTGCAGTTTTTAAGGTCAGCAATAAAATTGACGAATTCATCTCTGTCAACAAGCACAGAATCATACTTCTTGCAATAATGCTTCACCAAATCTTTATGCATTTTGACCACAGGCACATCCTCATATTTACCTGTGAAATCTTCCGGAGAATAAAGCCCTGCCATATTGACATCGCCTGTGTATCCTGATTTATTTTTGCACAAAAGCACCCAGCCAGAATTGCTATAATATGTGTGCTTTATGCTGATACAGATGAAATTCTTATTGGTCATTCTTTTTCTCCATGAAATATCTAACACCAATTCCAGGCTTGCTTCTGTAATATGCAAGCTCTTGCTGACAAGCTTCTTCTGAAGCATAAGTGTCAACAATTTCGGTTGTTCCACCATCCTTGACAAATTTGATATCCCAAAGTTCCTGATGGTCCTGTTTCTGGTGTTTTGCTATACAAAATTTCTTAACATCTGATGTAATTCTGATAACATCTTCAGTATCACACCCGAGATGTATTCCTCTTGCCACCTTTTCAAGAAGCTCAAACATCTGTCTGTTTTCTTCTTCAAGAATCTCGATTTTATCTGCCAAACTCATTTGTCTTCCTTTCTTTTTACGGGCTTCCAAACCAATTGCTCCAAGAAGTCTTTGACTGTTTTCAATTTGCTATCAATACGAGATTTCCTGTGCTTATCCCAAGTGTCAAGAGCGAATAACTCTTCACGAGCACACTTCAAACCACCCAAAACTTCACCAATATTGTTTATGACAAAATCACTGTTAGCTTGCCAAATTTTCTTCTTTGCTTCCAAAGGGCTTATGTATTGCTCATCAGGTGAAGCAGAAAGAATTCTTGCACCACAATAAGCTCCGGCTGCCCAGCCATTTTGTTTCTGTACCAAAGCTGCAGCATCTTGCTCAAATTTTCTTCGGCTAAAATAAATTTTAAAAAACATCACTTTTCTCCATCTTTCATGAACAGATTGCAATGGCATATGCCATTCTTTGTTATTTCCTGACAACATGCAACTGAGCCACAGCCATGAGTATTATCTTCCGGTGGATAGCAAGGACATTTGCTCCAATCTTCCTCGCCAAAGAAACGGCGTTTTGCATTGGCAATCTTCGGCAAGTTCTTTTCGTTAATTGTCCACTTATATCTACTGGCAATTTCACGAATGTTTTGTTCAATTTTATCAGCCATTAACTGTTCCTCCTCATCAAGTTCAACGAGCTTTGACAAAAGTTCCTATCTTTCGTCAATTGCTTTTAAGCAAAGTTGTGCCAGCTCAATTATCAGTTCATCTTTTGCAAATGAATTTGATACATATTTGATGGTGTAGCCATTGGCTATGTCTTGAATATCTTGTTTTGCTAATTTTGACATTGTTTACTCCTTAAATATGGCCAGACAACTCACTGCCCCAATTGCAAAGCAGCCAGTTGCCAAGCTCTGGATTTTTATCTGCAAGAACTTTGGCATTTTTCAGAAATCAGCTAGCAATTCAGTATAATCCTTGATTGCCTCATCACAGATTCTATCATATTGGCTCTTTTGTGAATCTGCTATAACAACATTATACACCTGCCTTTTTCATCATCTGTCTCAATTCAAAATATGAATACAGCTTTTCATTGCCAGATTCATCCAAGCATATTAAACCAGAATATTTGCTGTTTTGACGGAAAAAGCACTGGTCCCAAAAGCCTATGACTTTCAATTTTAGAGATTTGATTGCAAACATTGTTTATTCCTTTGCATCTAATGGCTGAACTTGGTTACGAGTGAAAAATGCTGCAACTTTGGTGTAAAAATAGCTGTCGTCCTCTTGCAGAGTCTCCTCATCATCTTTCTTGCTCTTGATGGATTTATTCCAAATGGCAATTTTGCATCTGGCTTTTTCACCTTTCTTGACTGAAAAGCCCAAACGCTTCCACTCGGCAAAGGTGTGAAGTTCTTCATCAAAAGGAATATTGTTGGCTGCCTTAGCTTGGAGAATTAAAGTTGCATTGTTCATCTTTTCTCTCCCTACATTGCATCATATTCTTCTTGTGTATAGGCTCTATTGTTTTTAACAACATAGCCATTGGCTCTCAAATCAGAGATAAAATCTTTTTTGCTTGAATATGAATCAGAGCTGAAAAAACGAAAGTTGCTGCAGTTTTCATTCTTTTCTTTGATTATTGCATAAAATTTTGTCATTGTTCATTCCTTTACATAAATCAGTTTATCAACCTTATATATACATTCTATCTTATTTTGAAAATAAAGTCAACAATTATTTTACAAAAATCTAAACTTTTTTAAATTTATGTGTTAAAACAATTTGCTATATAAGTATTTTATAAGGAACTTTGCCAAAAGTAAACAAAAAGTTTCTGATGCCAATTTTAGCGAAAAAATAAAAATTTTCGGCTAAAAATCCCACTCGGAGTTGGAAAGCAGTCCGAGTGGATGGAAGTGTGCTGAATGCCATAAAGTTGTTATAAAACAATGTGTTAATGTGTAAAAATGGCTCACTCGGAGTTTTACTCGGAGTCCGAGTGGAAAGGGTGCCAGTCCGAGTGAAAAACGATAATGATTATTATTTTTGTGAGCTGTAAAATATGCGAAAAATGTGATTTTTTCTTAAAGGCGCGATTTAAGATAGTTGTTTATGTGCTTGAAATAACTGAATTAAAAAATTCTACTCGGACTTCACTCGGACTTGAAAAAAGTCCGAGTAGAGCTAAGTCGTTGAAATAGCTGAAGAAAAATGTGGTCGAATTGTGTGTTTCACTCGGACATTTTAAAAGTCCGAGTAAGCAACTGTATCTGGTCAATGAAAATTGGATAAATGCTTGTTTTAGCATTATTTTTCCAGTTGGATTAAAAGTTAACAATACGGTTGCTTAATGTATATTTTCCTATTTCTACTCGGAGTTTAAAAAACCTTAGAGAAAAAATGTAGTGACAAAATAATGTATGTAATTTTGAGATTTTAGGGCTGTAAAGCTAAATTTCGCATAACTCCGAGGGAATTAGCGAAAATGATTAAAATTTTTCGCTAAAAGCAAGCAACTGCAAACTCATTTTTCGCATGCTTATAAAAATGTGCTCGGCACACTTCACACAAAATTCTCCGCCTAAAATCTTTTGGCTTTACTTTTCCCACAAAATTAACTATAATTTTAACAAACAATTTGTGGAGAATTTTCATGGTCTTAAAGATAGCACCAGGTGAGAGCAGCCAGCAGAAGCCAGCTCAGAAGTCAGGTGCATATAAATATAGAGCAGAGTACAAAGCACTGGTGAAGCAAGCAGTTATGTTAGGCATGGAATTTAAGGACATCGCTAGTAATGTTTTTAATGTGCCTGAGGAGGTATTCTTGCAATGGATGGTAGATTATCCGGATTTTGCTGAAGCAGCCAAGGAGGGTGGCGAAAAAGCCGATATGCTTGTTGTGGATGCTTTACATAAGATTGCCACAGGATTTGAATATACAGAAGAGGTTGCAGTGCCTGGAATGGGCATTGAGACAATTAGCCGTTACCATGAGCCAAATATTCATGCAATCAAATATTGGCTGAACAATCGCAAATCTGATAAGTGGAAAAACAAAACAGACACCAATCTGTCTGGTGAAGTCAAAGGAGGAGTTGCTCTTGTTGTTATTGATAAAGATGATGAAGGATTGTGATATGCTGTCTGAGATGATGAAATTCTGGTGGGTTGCAATGGCAAGTTTTTGCTGTGAGATGCTGTTTTAACAAATATTCTTTGGCTTGATTTGTGGTTGAACGATGGCAAAGGGCTTTATTAAAACAGAAAAACAGAAGGAAGCAACAAGACTGCATGCAAGTTCAGCCACATTCATATTGCTTTCTGGCGGTTCACGCTCAGGCAAAACATTCATTAATGTGCGTGATATCATCGTGCGGGCGTTAAAAGCACCGAACAGCCGTCATCTTATTGCCAGAAAACGATTCAACCATGTGAAACAGTCAATTTATTATGACACTTTGCAGAAAGTGCTGAAAATATGTTTCCCAAACTTGGTCAAAGATGTGGATTATGTTGAGAACAAATCAGATTGGTTCATCAAGTTCACCAATGGTTCTGAAATTTGGCTGGCTGGGCTTGACAATGGTGAACGGCTTGAGAAGATTCTTGGTAATGAATATTGCACCATATATATCAATGAAGTGAGCGAGATTGGCTGGGATTCGGTTGAGATGGTCAAGAGCCGTTTGGCACAGAAAGTGATGCTCACGAACAATAATGGTGAGGAAGAAGAGCTGTCACTGAAGATGTATTTTGACTGCAACCCCCCAAGCAAACGCCACTGGACATACATTGTATTTGTTTTGGGCAAAAACCCTATTGACAAACAGCCTCTGCCGGATGCAGCTGATTATGTCTGGTTGAGAATGAATCCTGATGACAACAAGCAAAATATTGCCAAGTCTTATCTGGCTGTTCTTGATAGTATGTCTGCCAAAAGCCGGAAGAGATTCAAAGATGGTGATTGGACAGATGATGATGAAAAGGCTTTGTGGAAAACTGAGCTGTTGGATGCCACAAGGATGAGCAAGGCAGATTTGCCAGAGTTCAAAAAGCTTGTTGTGGCAATTGACCCAGCCGGAACAAGTAATGCAAGTTCTGATGACACAGGCATAATCGTGGTTGGGCAGGATTATTCTGGTCACGGTTGGGTGCTTGAGGATGCCACTGGCAAAATGAAGCCGAATGAGTGGGCGAAAAAGGCAATTGCTCTCTATGAAAGATGGGAAGCAGATTGCATTGTTGGTGAAGTGAACTTCGGTGGAGATATGGTTGAGAATACCATTCATTCAGTTGACAAGGGCGTGCCATTCAAGCAAGTTCGGGCAACTCGTGGCAAGGCTTTGCGTGCTGACCCAATTGTTGCACTCTATGAACAAGGACTTATTCACCATGTTGGGGTGCTGGCTGCCTTGGAAGATGAGATGGTGACATGGACACCAGAGAGTGATTGGTCGCCGAATAGAATTGATGCAATGGTTTGGGGCTTTACTTTTTTGTGGTTTGGCAGTAAAATATCTGATGAACAGATTTATTTCTGCTGATGAATGGAGAAAATTTGGATGAAATTTTTTAAGAAAATGTTTGATAAAAAAGCAGAAAAAAGTGGCTGTTCTAATGCTTCTTCTGCTTGCAATCCATGCTTGAGTTCATTTTGGGATTATCTACATCAGAATGGCATGGAATATGCTTCAATGAGTATGGCATATAATTTGTATGAAACAACCGCTGCTTTGTCAGATGCTGTTGACACAATTTGCAATCACATCAAGAGCATTAAGCCTTGCATTTTTGATGAGGATTGGGAGCTGAAAGAAGAGCACAATTTGAATGTGCTGCTTGCCAAGCCGAACAGGAACCAAAGCTGGCGTGAGTTCATTTTTGAATGTGCTTTGAACAAGTTGGTGACAGGCAATCTGTTCTTAATTGCCACAGGCAATGTCAATCGTGAGATTTTGGAGTTGTATCCAATTAAGTCAAGTTATGTTATTGTCAATGGCATAGATGCCAATTCACAGCCTGTTTATCAAATATCTGCATCCAACAGAATGAGAGTGTTCAATGGCATTTATTCATTCAATAGCAAGACCAAGTCATTCATAAATACAGACTACAGAGAGTTGATTCACCTTAAAGGCTATTGTCGAAATTCTGGTGATGAAATTTTTGCTTTGCCTCTGATGAATAGCATTTTGAAAGAAATTGAAATTGCTAATGGTTCGTCTATACATAATGCTTCTCTGCTGAAGAACGGTGTAACATTGTCTGGTATTTTTAAGCTAGCAACAAGTGACAGAAAGGCAATTGAGGAATTTCGCCAGCAGGTGTCAACTTATTTCTCTGGCAATAGCAATGCTGGCAAGTATATTGCAGCCCATGCTGATAACATAGATTTCAAGCCTATCAATGCCACAAACAAAGATATGCAGATTCTTGAGCTCAAGACAGATGCTGAAGACATTATTTACAGCAAGTTCAATATTCCTCAACCATTGTATAAAACAGGCTCACAGACATACAACAATTATTCAGTTGCCAAAGTCAGTTTGTATGATGATGCTGTGCTGCCTCTGGTTGGTGATATTTTTGGCAAATTTGAGGAATTGTTCAAACGCCGTGGCATGCTTGAGAGCAATTTCAGCATAAGCTATTCAGCCAATGACATTCCTGCCTTGCAGCAACGCACCTCTGAATGGGCAAAGAATTTGAGTGAGATTGGTGTTTTGACTGATAATGAAATTCGCACAGAGCTTGGCTATGATTCTTTGAGTGGTGGAGATGTGATTTATAAGCCCACAAGCATGGCACCAGTTGATGCTGCAGAGTATGACACAGAGACTACAAAGAGAAACAATTTCGTGCTGAGAATGAAGAAACTCGGCTGCACTGATAATGAGGCGAATGAATTATGGACAAAGACCAAGCAAGACAGCTGAATGCCAAGATACAATTAGACAGCAAAATCCGGAAAAAAGCAGAAAGACTGCTGAGACAGATGGCTCGGGATTTTGAAAAATTGTATGCTGAAAAGGGCGTTTATTTGGATTTCAATGCCTATGCAGAAAAATGGCAAAGACTTTTGGCAAGGCATTATAAAAATGTCCAAGATGAGTTTATTGGAGTGGCATCTGAAGAGCTTGATGTGCCAATGAGCAGAGACAAGATGGCATTATTCATTCTGGCTTTGCAAATTATGAGGGAGCAGAGAGCATCAGCATCAAGCCGTCAAATAATTGATACAAGCACAGAGCAAATGGCAGATAGCATAAGCAAGGCTGAATTGTATATGCAGCAGGAATCTATGCCTATAAGCAATGATGCAGTTGCTGCTTTGGCTTTGGAGATATTTGGCAGAAAGATTGAATCAAGAGCCACAACCATTGCCATGACTGAAACCCAATATGTAGCAGAGACTGTTAAAAATATTGAGGCGAATTGTTTGACCAATAACAAGAATAGTTTTCTTGTTCAGGCAGTTGAGCAAGATGCAAGTCTGGCTGTTTCTTCTTATATGACTGATGCTCCAATTGGCTATGAAAAAGAATGGCTGTCTGCTTTATTGCCTACAACAAGACCATCCCATGCTGCAGCCCATGGTCAAAAGGTTGCACCAAGCGAATTGTTCTATGTTGGTGGGGAATATCTCAAATATCCAGGTGATACAAGTATGGGAGCAACTGCAGGCAATGTTGTGAATTGTTATTGTGCTGTAAGGTATAATAAATAAAACAAAATGCTTGACTTTTTTGATTTTTGGTGCTATAATATATACAAATATAATGTGAGGTGTTGATGAACACATTTGAAAACAAAAAAATCTTGAAAAAAGATGCTGAAATGAAAGTTAAGCGTCTTGAAGTTCCTTTTGAAGTCAAAGAAGTCTCTGAAGATGATGACTTTTATTATTTCAAAGGCTATGGCTCAACATTCGGCAATGTTGACAGAGGTGGAGATGTAGTTGTTCAGGGAGCTTTTAAGCAGACCCTGATGAAACAAGCTCCAGTTCTTCTTTGGCAGCATGACAGAGGTGAGCCATTGGGTGTCTTTGCAGAAATACACGAAGACTCAAAAGGGCTTTATCTTGAAGGCAAGATGCCTAAGACTGATACATTTGTGTCTGGAAGAGTTTATCCGCAGTTGAAAACTGGCTCAATCAAGTCGATGTCAATTGGCTATTCCATTGATGAATATGAAATTGTCAATGGTGTTACTTATTTGAAAGAGCTGACACTGTGGGAAGTTAGTTTGGTGACATTCCCTATGAATCCTTTGGCAACTGTTGATTCTGTTAAATCAATTGATGATATTAAAACAGAAAGAGATGTCGAGAGATTTTTGGGTGAGTTTTTGTCATCAAATAAAAGCAAGCATTTCATCAGCAAGATGAAAGAGCTGTTCAGCCATCGGGAAGTTGGCAAAAAGCAGGATAGTCGGGAGGGCTATGCAAAAATCATTACAATGTTAACTGAAATTAGGGAGAAAGTCTAAAATGGCTGAAATTGATGATGTTATGTCGGCTGTGAAAGAACTTCGCAATGAAGTTGAGAAAAAGTCAGCTGACCAGGAAAAAATTAACAAACTGCAGTCTGCTCTTGATGCTTCTGAAAAGAAAAATCAGGAATTGGTTAAAAAGCAGGCTGAACTGGAAAATGCACAGCGTGAAATTGCTGCTAAGCAGGAAGAAATTGAAAAATTGGCGAAAGCATCTGGTGACAATTCTGAACGCATCAAAGAATTGGAAAAAGAAATTGCTTTGCACGCGGCAGCTCCGGCTGGTGCTTCTGATGCTTGGAAGAATTCTGAAGAGCATATTGCCTTCAAAGAATATTTCCTGCGTGGTGAGGGCAGCAAAACGATGCGCACAGACACTGATGTTCAGGGCGGTTATCTGGTCCATCCGGAATTTGCTTCTGATATTCTGCGCCAGTTGCATGATGCTTCGCCGATTCGCTCATTTGCAAGAGTTCGCAGCACCTCTAAAAAGGATTTGACCATCCCTGTTCGCACTGATATTCCGGTTGCCAAATATGTTGGTGAAACTGAGGAATCTCCGGAGAGCGAAGACAAGTTCGATTCCGAGACCTTGACGGCTTATCGTCAGACAGTAACGCTGCCTGTCACTTTGGACTTGCTGCAGTTCAGCAACTACAATGTTGAATCTGAATTTGCTGCTGATGTTGCTACTGCTTTTGCCATTGGTGAGGGAAGAGCATTCTTAAAAGGCTCTGGACACAAACAGCCGGAAGGAATTCTGACGAATTCTGCTATTGAAAGAATTGAAGGCTCAACCTCTGGCAAACTGGTATTCGATGATGTTTTGGCTTTGCCTGCTGAATTGAAATCTGGTTACAAAAATCCGGTTTATGGCTTCAATCGCCGTACACTGTATGCTCTCCGCACTGCCAAAGACCAGAATGGTCAGTATTTGTGGAGAATGGGTGGTGAAAATATGCCTGCTGTTATCGGTGACTACAAATATGTCATTTTTGATGATATGCCGGATGTAGCTGTTAACGCAACGCCGGTTATGTTTGGTGATTTGTTTGCTGGTTATACCATTCTTGATTCTACTCAGATGGGCATGATTCGTGATGAATACACCTCCAAGAAAAAAGCCATTATCGAAATGACATGGCACCGTTGGAACACTGGTCAGGTAACGATGGCAGAAGCTATCAAGTTGCTGAAAATTAAAGCATAAGGAGGCATAAATGAGTGCATATGATTTGGTGAACAATATCAAAGTTGTTAATGCAGTTAATTCTGCTGCTTTAACTGATGATTCATCTGAATCTGCAGCGATTGATACTGCTGGATTCGAATCTGTAACTGTTATTGCACAGATGTCTGCTTTCACTTCTGGTGCAGGAAAAATTTCCATTTCTGAATGTGATACTTCTGATGGTAGTTTTACTGCAGTTGCAGAAAGTGATTTGATTAATGCTCCGGAAAGCATGGCTGCTGCTGGTGCGGTTAGCAAGGTTGGATATCGTGGCCACAAACAGTTTATTAAAGTGAAAATTGCGAAAGATTCTGCAATTTCTGCAACTGTTGGTGCTGTGGTTATCCTTGGCAATGCTCGCCACAAAGCAGTTGCTTAATTGGTAAACTAAAAAGGGGCTTTGGGAATTGCCTTGAGCCCCTTTATTTTAAGAAAGGTTTGAAGATGTTTAAAGCATTGAAAGATTTTGCTTGGTGCATTGATTTTAACAAAGTTGAATTCTGCAAGGATGAAGAATTTGGCATTGAAAAAGTTAAGCACAAAGAAATTGCCGAAGAGATGATTGCTCACAAGTATGCTGAGGAAATTTCTTCTGGCTCAAATTCTGGTGAAGGAAAGAAAACTCTTCAGGAGATGACCAAAGTTGAGTTGGCTGCTTTTGCTGAATCTGAGTTTGGTGTTGTTTTATCAGGAAACAAGTCAGAAATGATTGAGCAGATTGAAAAGTTGGCTGAAGAAGCTGAAGAAAATGCCAATGGTGATGATGTAGAATAGGAAAGCACATGGCAAAATACATCAACATAAATGGAAAAGAATATCCTGTTTATGCGACAGCTGAAGAAGCTGATGAGTATTTTGCTGCTTTCTTCAATTCTGGCTGGGATGCAATTTCTGATGAAGATAAGGCTAAATTGCTTGTGTCAGCTACAAGAAGCATCGATAGAATGCAATTTGCTGGTGAAAAAGTTGATGAGGAACAGAAACTGAAATTTCCAAGGATTATTTATTGCCAGCAAACAGATGATAATGTTCTACTTGAAGCGTGCTGTGAAGAAGCCTTGGCAATTTACAGGTTCAATTCTGCATTCGGCTCTGATATTTCTGGTGTAAAATCCATGAGAGTTCAAGATACAGCAGTTGAATTTGGAGATGGCAATAAAGATAATCAGTTCAAATCTGATAACACATACAATTTGCTATATCCTTATTTTGAATTTGGTGTGGAGGTTGGATATTGCTAATAAGAAATGCATCAGATTTAAACAAAAGTCATTGCAATCGTTTTAATGGAATGTTAAAGCAATTGCAAAGACATTCTGTTACAACTGGCATCCATAGCAAAGACAATAAAAGATATCCAGATAGCAATGTTACAACTGCAGAAGTTGGAAGTTATCAGGAATTTGGCACATCTAAATTGCCACCAAGAATGTGGCTGAGAATTTTCAAATTTGTCACCAAATATAAAAGGGAGTTGAGCTCAATTATTGCAACTGCCTTTAATGAAAACAAAAATGCTAATGGTGTTTTGACTGACATAGGCGGTTACCAGAAAGAGCGAATTAAAGAAAGAATTCTGGATGATACAGTTCGTCCAAAATCAAATAATGTTACAGGCATAACCTTGGTTGACACAGGACAGCTTGTAAAATCAATTGATTATGAGGTGCACTGATGTTTAATTCTGTTCTGCTCGGCATTCGAGAAAATGAAAAAGTGCAGGTTCTTGAAAAGACTTCTGAAATAAAGCCTAATGGCTCTGAAGCAATTGTTTGGAAGCCCATCAAAGAAATTCTATGCAACATTCAAGCAAACAATAAATATGGTGATTCTTTATCTGCCTCTGAAGCTGGTGACAAAATTTTATCTGTATATAACATGTATACAAGTGAAAAAGTTGTTGAAGGTCAGAGAATTTTAAGGGATAATATATTGTATGAAATCAGGAATGTTGAGCATAATGGCAGAAAGACATTTCTGGAACATTTTAAGGCTTATCTGGTGAGGGTTGACAATCAATGAGAAAACAAATAATCCTAGATTTTGTCAAAGAAATTCTGCCAGCTGATTTTGAAAACAAAATTTATTGGGCAAATGAACGCAAAGATGAGCCAAAAAAGCCGTTTTGTCTGCTTAGAGCTATTGTTCCGGAGCAGACTGACAGCAGGACTTCTGAAAGAGAGCTTGCAGGCAATATTCAAGAAGTGACAATGTATAAAAATATGGTTGTTACTTTTGCCATCTACAATGATGGTGTTGCTGAAGATGGTAATCTTGATGAGAAAAATTATTTTGCAGAAAGTAATGCCAGAAAATTGAAAAACAGTTTTGAGCCACTTGATGCTGCTTATGAATTTCTGGCGAATGATATGTCAGTTAATGATATATCAGAGCTCCGAGACTTAACCGAATTGACAGCAGGCGGTTATGTTTACAGATATGAATTTGATGTTACATTTGGCTTCAATGATGTAGTTCAGATTCAGAAACAAGTTGGTAAAGATGTTGTTGTTAATATTGCGAGAGGTAATTAAAGATGATAAGTATTGATAAATTGGTTGAAATTGGCTTTACACTGCCACAAGCGACCGACATTTCAGCATATTTGTCTAATGCAGGGTATGTTGGGGATTTTACCTCTTCAGACCTTGTTTCTGGATACAATATGCCTGCAAATAAAGTTGTTGTCATTTCTAACATTGATGAACTGGATTCAATATTCGTGCCTGGCACTAAATATTATAATGATTTGTCAGTTCTTCTGATGCAGAAAAACAATGCAAAGCCGAATCAGAGCAGAATCAATCAAGTGGTTGTTTTCCAAAAAACTGATGAAGACGATATTGCATCAGCCTTTACAGCTTTGATGAATTTGAATGCAAACTTCTCTCAGCTGTATATCTCTTCTTCTTTGAAAGCAGATATTGTTGCTGTTGCTGCAAAAGCAGAGGTGAGCGGTCGTTTATTCATTGCCCAGACTTCTGATGAAGATGTTGCCTCTGGAACTGCAGGCAATGTTGCTGAAACTTTGGTTGCAAAAAATTATGCCAATACAAAGTTAATCACACATATTGATTCGGAAAGCCTTAAAGGAGCTTTGCTGGGTGTGATGGCTAATCCGTATTTGGGCAGTGTTGGTGATTTGTATTCTCAATTTTCTGGTGTAACACCTCAGAATTATGATTCAACTTCCATGAGCAACTTTGATAAGAACAATGTTGGTTATTATTCATATGTTAATGCCATCAGTGGTGTTGGTGTTGAACAGTATGCCAAGAAAATATTTTATGGTAATAAACAAGTCAATGGTGAAATCACAAAACGCCGTTATATCAGATTTACAATCGACCTGCTGCTGAAATTTAAGGTTCTTGATTTTCTGGCTAAAAAGCTCAGCTATCAAGAGAGTTCAAACAGCATTCTTGAAGAGAATCTGAAATCTGTTCTGATTGGCTGCCAGAGCAATGACCTTATTGTTAAAGATAGTGAAGACACCAATGGTTTTTACTTGAAATGCATGCCGATTGCCAAAGTCAAAACAAATTATCCGACTGATTACAGCAATCAAGTTTATCACGCTCAGGGGTGGTATATTGATGCATTGACTGGCACAAAGGTTATTATTGATTTGACTGTTAATCCGTCAGATTCAGAAAAATCAGCAATTGAAATGTAAGGAGAAAATGGATGAAATATGATAGAAAACTCCAATTCGCAAGCTTGAATGGCATCAACTTGACAAATTTTGGTGATGCTTTCTGCGAACATTCTCGTGAAAATGATGCCATTGAAAAAGTAAAAGGAATTGTTGGAGACGCCGTTACTTTGAAGAGATATGACCAGTTTGACACATTTCGCATCACACAGAATGTTTTCTCACCAATCAAAGGGCAAGTTGACAACTGGGAAAAATATGGGACTCAATTGACATTCCAGTATAAAGATGACAATACTGGTGTCACCAAGACTTCAACCACAGCTTATATTCAGTCGCATGCAGAGCCTGTAGATGGTGGTCAATGGGAAATGATTATTTACTGTGAAGAGGTTAAATAATGAAGCAAATTGAAGTTGAATATGATGGCCATAAATATTCCCGCAATGCTTTGAGCTTTGGTGAGCTGACTGCATTCGGAGTTCGCATGGTTCAAAAATTATTTGGCTTTGGGGCTGTTACAGGTGTCGTCTTTGCTAATAAATTTGAGCAAGGCGACAACCTTGATAGCTTTTACAAAGTTGTCAAAGATGTATTTGACAAAGATGACTGGATTTGGATGGTCAATTTGTTTTTACATGACAAAGCAAATGTTCTCTATATTGATGGCAATCCTGTTGATGAAAATGAATTGAGTGAGCATTTTGCGGGAAATTTCCTTGCTGTTTATACAATCACAGTGATGATGGCATATAACAGCCTGGGGGAATGGAAAGGCTTGAAAGAGAAATTGAACGGGTCTCTCGGCAATATAGCAGAGTCTTTAAAGGCTCTTCTGGAGCAGCAGACAGAAATGATTGGCGAAGGACTTCGGAAGAAAATGAAAGACAAGTCAAGAAAATAATGATTTCTTATTCTGTTTTATTTATGCAGAATAATTTGTCTTTCAAGCCGAAAGATGTATATGATATGGAAACAGATGATTTGCTGATGATGTATGAAATAGTCATTCAACAAATTGAAGAGCAAAGGAAGAGTTTAGATGGTGTCATTTGATAAAATAGACCAGTTTGTTATTGAAACTGTGTTCAATGATAATGGTGCCATCAAAGGCTTCACAATTCTTGACCAGCAGCAGAAGAAAGTCATCAATAACAACAAGAGAGTTGCAGTCAGCAATAGAGAAGTTGCCTCAACTGGTTTTGCACTTGGCAAAGCATTTAGAACAATAGGAGCTTATCTCGGAATCAGAGAAATAGCTCGCTATGCTGATGAATGGACAAATATCAAGTCAATTCTTTCTCTTGTTACAGCAGGTGAGGAAGAAAGGCTGCGTGTTCAGGAAAGGTTGTTTAACATATCTCAAGACACTCGCCAAAATATGATGGCAACTGTGGATTTGTATCGTCGTATTACAACAGCAACTGAAACTCTTGGATTGAGTGAACAGAAGCGATTGCAAATAACAGAAGCCATTAACAAAGCAATCATCATTGGTGGAGGTTCAGCTGCCAGCAATCAGGCTGCATTGGTTCAGCTTGGACAAGGTTTGGCAAGTGGTCAGCTTAGAGGACAAGAGCTCAATTCAATTCTTGAACAATCACCAAGACTTGCAAGAATGATTGCAGAAGGAATGGGACTTCAGATTGGTCAGCTGAGAACTGTGGCTGCAGAGGGTGGTTTGACTCCTGACAAAGTGCTAAATGCAATTCTTAACCAAGCCCCGAAAGTCAATCAAGAATTCCAAAAAATGGACAAAACAATTGGCCAGGCTTTTGTCACACTCAGCAATAGTGTTGGAAAATTCTTAAACAGATTGAATGAAATGACAGGAGCAAGTAAAGTTTTGGCAGAAGTCATTGTGTTTCTTGCTAAAAATATTGACACAGTTGCAACAATTATTCTTGCAGCATTCATACCATCAATTGTTAAAGCTATACCTTTGCTTGATTTATTTTTCTTGAATTTGGCTTCTGGCATGGGAATTTTTTCATCAATTAAATTTGCAATCATCGCTTCTTTGCCTGCCATGAAAGCATTCGCCATTCAGGCTTGGGCAATGTCAGCTCCATTTTTGAAAATAATTGCTGTTATTGAATTAGCAATTCAAACAATAAAAATGTTAAAAGGTGAGTGGAATTGGTATGCTGAAGCAATTGACAGTATTGAGCGTGGCACATATAAAGCTTTGAACTATATTGGTAGAGAAACTGGATGGTGGGAAGAACGAAAGCAATTCAATGGCACATTTTCGCAAGGTGCATTGAATGAACCACCAGTTAAGAATATGGCACCTATCAATCAGCAGATGGCAAATACAGCATCAGCTAATCAGCGAATGCCAAATTCTATACCTGCTAATCATATTGTCAATTCAAAATCTTATCCAACAAATAATATTAGCCAGAATATAAATATCAATGTTAATGGAGCCAGAGACCCAAAAATAACAGCAAAAGAAATCGATGCAATTGTAACAAACCGCTTGGCATTGGGAGTGATGAGCTAATGGGATATTGTGCTATTTTAATTCCGCAAGAAAAAGATAAAAAAGAAGAAAAAGAACAAAGCACTTTTGAAAAAATCAAAGGAAAGCTTATGTCTGGAGTTACAGAGGGCGGACTTTCTTTTGATAATGCAACGACTGTTCTGGGAAATGCCACAGATTTGATTATGGAAAATTCAGACGAATTATTTAATAAGTTTTCTGGTGTAGCATTAACACAACTTCTTGCAAAAGGTCAGATAACAAACGAAACTGCAATTGGTTATTTAACACAAGGATTGCCAAATGCTCTTGGATTGACATCTGTCAGTATGGGATTCCAATCTGTAGACCAAATGATAACCGCATTAAAAAGTAAGAACGGCGTAAATGTACAACAATTCTTTAAGGGTTTAACCGGAGCTGGAAGCTCATTAATGAGTTTTTTTAGCGGACAAAAGACAAGAGAAAATGTCGAGGGGTTTGATGTGATTGAGGTTGACGCAGTTATAAGCGATGCCAGAACATATTCAGCAGAAACTCCGGATAGACGTGTCCAAAGTGGCCAAACATATCAAGAATATGTTCATAATATGCCTGAAGTTATCTCTCTTGAGTGCTTTTTGCAAAATGGGCGCAATTATTCAAGCGACGAATTTGAAGACATTATGCTGAACTTAAGAAGAAGAAAGGTTGCGGCAAATATCATTCTTGGTGATACTACTAAAGAAAATTACGTTTTGACCTTTTTTAATCCAACTAGGGAAGCTATGGATGGATATCAGTATTCGCTTGAGTTCAAAAAAATACAAGTCGGAACAGTTTCTATCATTGATTTAAATGCCCCAATTCAAAAAAGTTTAAATATTATAAAAAATGAACTTTACCCAAATGATGAGAAAAGCGAGGAAGAATCTGAAAATGGATATAAAAAAGCATTAGATTTTACAATTGATACTGCTAAAGAAATCGGAAGCTCTGCATGGGATGGATTTAAAGATTTATTTAGCTTGCGTTCAGAAGAAGAACAAGCCGAACTTGATAAAGTTGTTGAGGATTGGAACGAGGGTATTGTATTGGAGTAAAAATGTCAATAAAATATATAGATTGCCCAAATTTAAAAGAAAATAAGTTTATTTCTTTTTATACAAATATTAACAACGAATCTTTTAAATTTTCTTTTAGATGGAATGAATTTTGCAAATGTTGCTTTTTAAGTGTTTTTGATTCTTTAGGAAATCAAATAACAACAGGAAATGCTTTGACAAACAAAACAAGAATTTTAACAGATAAAAGGATATTGCCACATCTTGTTTTTATTCACAAAAATATGAAAAATGTAGAACCTACACCGTCAACATTAAGTGATTACAGGATTATTTATGAAGATACTGCCGCAAAATAATAATGTTGTTCAAGATTTGAACTTTCGCTTGAGGTTAGATATAAAATTTGACCGACAAGTCAAAATTGCTATTCCTGAAATTTCTGATTTTTATCAAACGACAAACGGCATTCGATATGAAGACCGAATAGATAATCCGGAAAGCGGCATTGATATGGATTTTGAAATTGAAAGAACCAACGGACTAGACCCAAGCATTGCCACAATAACCTTGT